CATGCTGTCCAACAAGGCATCAGCAGAACCCGGACCATGGCGAACTGACAGGACGCCTTACCTCCGCGAAATCATGGACTGCATGTCCGCCAACTCGCCCGTGCAGAAGGTGGTGTTCATGGCAGGTGCGCAGCTCGGAAAGACGGAAGGCATCAACAACGTGGTGGGTTACATGATTGCCCACGCTCCCGGACCAGCACTTTTTGTGCAGCCGACGATTGAGATGGCTAAAAGATTGAGTAAACAGCGATTGGATTCGCTGATTCACGAGACCCCCTGCCTTGCTGCAAAGATCGCCCCGGCTCGAAGCAGAGATTCAGGCAACACGATGTTCAGCAAGGAATTCCCCGGCGGGATTCTTTTACTTACGGGTGCCAACTCCGCTACGGGGTTACGTTCTGCTCCTTGTCGCTGGGTGCTTCTTGATGAGGTTGACGCTTTCCCATCAGATGTGGACGGTGAAGGTGACCCTTGTGCGTTGGCGGAACGTCGTGCGTCAACGTTTAGTCGCCGGAAGATCATCCTGACCTCGACGCCAACGGTCAAAGATACAAGTCGGATTGAGACGGAATATCTGGCGTCGGACCAGCGTCGTTACTTTGTCCCATGCCCGCATTGCGACCACATGCAATGGTTGCAGTGGAAAAATCTGCAGTGGCGTGACGGTGATCCAAAGACTGCCGCGTATGTCTGCGAGGCTTGCGGGTGCCACATACCAGAGCATTACAAGAGCGAAATGCTTCGCAAGGGTGAATGGCGTGCGACGGCTACCAGCCAAGATGCACGGACGGTGGGATTCCATTTGTCCTCCCTGTATTCGCCATTGGGTTGGAAGAGCTGGGAAGAGATTGTTGGTGAATTTTTACGTGCGAAGAACGACGCTCCGTTGCTCAAGACCTTTGTCAATACTGTCTTGGGCGAGACTTGGGAAGAGGAGACGGGGGCAAAACTTGGGGCGGATAGCCTTGCGGAACGCGCCGAGTTCTATCCCGCTGGTGAGATTCCCAGTGGTGCCAGCATTTTGGTTGCTGGCGTTGACGTACAGGACAACCGGCTCGCCATTGGCTTGTATGCCTACGGGGCTGGTGAGGAGTGCTGGTTGATCAGCCATACAGAGATTTACGGCGATCCAGCCGGACAGAAGTTGTGGAGTCAAGTTGATGACCTACTGCTAAGGGACTACCCGCATGCCGACGGTGGAAGGTTGAAAGTTGCGGCAATTGGAGTGGACTCCGGCGGTCACTACACCTCCGAGGTGTATGCGTATGCGCGGAGCCGAAAAGGAAAAGGAGTGTTTGCTTTGAAAGGACAGTCAGTGCGGAACAAACCGCCGATAGGGAAGCCTTCCAAGGTTGATATTAACTACAAAGGGCAGGTTTTGAAGAATTCGGCTGAAGTTTTTCCTGTCGGTACTGACACCATCAAATCAACCCTGTTCGGCAGACTGAAGCACAACGAACCGGGTGCTGGTTATATCCACTTCCATGCGGAAGCGGGTCAGGAATACTTCAAGCAACTTACGTCTGAACGTCAGGTCGTCCGTTATGTCAAGGGTTTTGCGGTGCGTGAATGGAAGAAGAAAGCAGGTGACCGCAACGAGGCTTTGGACTGTTTTGTTTACAGCTATGCGGCGCTGCACTTCTTGTACATGAGGTTCAATCGCAACACGATTTTTGAACAGTTTCAGCGAAGTATTGGCAAGGTTGACAAAAAGGGCGATACAAGTGACGTATTGCCTGACAAGCCGATAGACTCAGCGTATCGACCACCGCAACGGCGGGTGCGGCGCAGCAATCCTTCATTCGTGACTAGCTGGTGACCATCCTCGTCCCGGATTTGATTTACGCAGGCGATACGGTCGTCTTTGACGTGCCGTCATTTAAGGATGCGATTGGCACCAATATCGATAGCGGTACATTCACGCTGACTTGGTACGCCCGGACAAATACCGCATCTGAAGGCGCCACGATCGTTGGCACGGCATCTGGATCCGGCTGGCGCGTTACTGTTTCTTCTGCCACCACCGCTGCATTTGATGCTGGCTTGTGGACGTGGCAAGCAATTGCCACATACAGCAGCACTCAGTACACCGCTGGTCGTGGTCAATTCACTGTCAAGGCATCAGCCGTCTATACAGGTACGCCCGGTGCATTTGATGACCGCAGCCGCGCCGAGATTGACCTTAGTTATGTAGATGCCGCCATTCGCACCCTGTCCCAAGGCGGGATGGTGCAGGAATACAGCATCGCTGGTCGCAGTCTGCGTCGTTACAAGATGACGGAGCTGCTCGAACTGCGCAGCACGTTGCAAAATGAGGTGGCAATGGAGCGACGCCGTGAAAGGATTCGCCAAGGTCTTGGCAATCCCGGTCTCGCCAAAGTGAGGTTCCGCTAATGGCGATTTTCGGTTTTGGTCGTACCACCGCGCTGCGTAAGCAACTCCAAGAAGCACGGGAAAAGAACGGTTATCTGAAGCGTGCCTATGCCGCTGCGCAGAACAACCGTCTGACTTCTGACTGGATCAGTCAGGCGACCTCGGCTGATAGCGAGATTCGCGGCAGCATTCGCATGTTGCGGAACCGCGCACGTCAGCTTGTACGCGATTCGGATTTTGCGAAATCAGCGCTTCGTGCTGTCAAAAACAACGTTGTCGGCACTGGTATCCGCATGCAGGCGCAGGTGCGGATGCAACGTGGTGGGCGTCTGGCTGATGACATCAATCGCCGCATCGAGGAAGAATTCGACCATTGGACATCTGCCAAGCGTTGCCATACCGGCGGAAAACTGAGCTGGTATGACATTCAACGTCTCAGCATCACCAGCGTTCTGGAATCTGGTGAGGTCTTCATTCGCCTCGTCAAGCAACCATTCGGCAATAGCAAAGTGCCGCTTGGGTTGGAAATGATTGAGTCCGACCTTCTTGATGATGACTACAACGGCATCGAGAAGAACGGCAATGAAGTGCGGATGGGCGTTGAAATCGACAAGTGGGGACGCCCTGTTGCGTATCACTTCTTCGATTACCACCCCGGTGATTACCAGTTCAGCTATGCGAATAAAGCCGTCAAAAAGCGCATCAGAATCCCCGCAGAAGACGTAATCCACCTGTATCTGATTGACCGTCCGGGTCAGACACGTGGTGTTAGCGCGTTTGCTACGGCGATCATGCGCCTTCGTAATTTGTCTGGATACGAAGAGGCTGAGATTGTCGCTGCTCGTGCCAGCAGCAGCATGATGGCGTTCGTCAAAACGCCTGATCAGGAGTTGTTTGAAGATGGCACGTTTGATCAGGAGTCTGTCCTCGACTTCTCACCCGGCAGCATCCGTCGATTGGCACCGGGCGAAGAAATGCAATTCTTCACTCCCAATCGCCCTGATGATGCGTTTACTCCATTTGTCCAGCAAATGCTGCGAGCTGTGGCTGCTGGGATTGGATGTAGCTACACGCAAGTCAGTTCAGACTTTTCGCAAAGCAACTACAGCTCTTCGCGGTTAGAGCTGCTTGAAACCCGCACGCATTACAAGACGCTTCAGCAGTATTTGATTGAAGCGTTGTGTGAAGAGGTTTACGAGAAGTGGCTTGAGATGGCGGTGTTGGCTGGTGTGCTGACCCTGCCCGGCTATGAAACCAATCCTGAGCGTTACGAAGAGGCGAAGTGGATTGCCCCTGCTGCTCAGTTTGTTGACCCGCAGAAGGAAGCAGCGGCTTACAAGGAGCTGATTCGCAGCGGCATCATGACCCTTTCACAAGTCATCGCTTTGCATGGTGGTGACTTTGAAGACCAGATGCGTCAACGACAGCATGAACTTGCTGTTGCCGATGAATACGGAATTGTTCTGGATACCGACCCTTCACAGGTATCCAACAACGGTGTTTCGCAGCCTGTTCCTGTTGCTCCAACTGAGCATCCGCTAGAACATGACGAAGAACCCGAGTTGGAAGACATCGACTGATGGCTGACGTCGCTGGGAAGTCAATCGATTTAATGCCAACTGAAGGCATGAAAGCCGAGGCACGGCGTTATCGGGCATGGAAAAAGGATGGCAAAGCAGGTGGCACGAATGTTGCTGCCACCCGTGCTAGTCAGATTTTGTCGGGTGATGAATTGAGTCCTGACACCGTTATTACGATGGCGGCATGGTTCGCCCGCCATGAAGTAGATAAAAAAGGCAAAGGATTTAGACCAGATAGTGATGCGTATCCTTCGCCGGGTCGCGTAGCATGGGCAGCATGGGGAGGCGACTCAGGTCAGTCTTGGAGCAACATGAAATCCAAAGCCATCAAAAAAGCGCGGGAGCGTTCAATGGAAGCCATCGTTGACGGTCGTCCTTATCCCAATGAGCATGCCGCTCGTCTGACCGACCCTGACCAGTACGACAGCATCCGCCGCGTCAATGATGACTTTGGTGCTGGCATTGATGCGATTTACGGCATCAAGGATGGCGTGAGCGAACTGCAAGCGATTCGTTTTGATGCAGACCGCTTCACTCCTGCCGAAGCTCGCGAATGGCTGAGCGACCACGACTTTGACCCCATGATGTTTGAAGAAGCTACGGGCGAACGCGAAGAAGATCGTGCTGCTCCCGATGGCGTCAAGGTTGGTGATTTTGTTGAGTGGGACAGCAGCGGTGGCACTGCACGCGGCAAGGTTGAACACGTAATGCGCGAAGGCATCTTGGGTGTTCCCGATTCTTCGTTTAGCATCAATGCATCAGAAGAAGACCCCGCTGCCTTGATTCGCGTTTATCGCAGAGATAGCGAAGGTGAATACAAAGAGACTGAAACTTTGGTTGGTCACAAGTTTTCTGAACTGAGAAAAATTGCAGCCTTGCGTTTCTTTGAAGGCGAAACTGTCAAGCGTTCTTTTACTGCTGAATTCCGCAGTGCAGATGAAGACCGCACTCTTGAATTCCCATTTGCCAGTGAAGCGCCAGTAGAGCGTTATTACGGCATGGAAGTATTGAACATGGATGCAAAATCCATGGACTTGAGTCGTCTCAACGACGGCGCACCTTTGCTTTACCAACACGATGCAGACCGCATTGTTGGCGTTGTTCAGAAGGCATATATCAAGAACAAGCGTGCATATGCACGTGTAAAACTCGCGAACAATGAACTAGGACGCGAGATGCAGGAGCTGATTAAGGACGGAATTATCCGTAACGTCAGCTTCGGCTACAAGATCAATGCAATGGAAGCCGATGAGTCCACTTCGCCAGTGACTTATCGAGCTACCAATTTCCAACCGTTCGAAATTTCGCTGGTGACCGTGCCAGCGGATGCGTCAGTTGGCATTGGTCGCGCCTTCAACAATAATGAAGGCGTAAATACGGCGTCAGCCGTGGAAAACAACCCCAACGGAGTTATCACCGTGGATCAAAACCTCAACGTTGAGGCTATCCGCGCTGAGGCTGTACAAGCCAAGGCGAAGGAAGTAGCCGAGATGATCGCTCTTGGTCAGCGCACCAAGAACATTGAACTGGCTCAGGAGTTCATCTCGAATTCCCGCAGCCTTGACGAGCTTCGTTCTGCCCTTCTGGAGAAGATGGGTGTCCAGGAGAAGCCCATCAATCCTAAGGATGCCGAAATCGGCATGTCCGACAAGGAGAAGCGTGAGTTCTCCTTTATCCGCGCTATCAACGCTCTGGCTCACCCCAACAGCCAAGAAGCTCAGCGTGCTGCTGGTTTCGAACTCGAAGTCAGCCGTGCTGCTCAAGAGAAGTCCGGTAAGGAAGCTCGCGGCATCCTGATCCCCGCCGACGTGCTGGGTTTTGGTCGTCGTGATCTCACCGTTGGCTCCGCTTCTGGCGGTGGCGATCTGGTGGCTACCGACCTGATGAGCGACAGCTTCATCGACCTGCTTCGTAAGGCTCTGGTGCTGCAAACCGCAGGCGCCAACGTCATGACCGGTCTGCAGGGCATGGTTGCTATCCCCCGTCAATCCGGCGGTGCAACCACCTATCACGTGGCTGAATCCGGTGCCATCACCGAATCGCAGCTCACCGTTGATCAGGTGACCATGCAGCCTCGCACCATCGGTGCGCTGACTGATTACAGCCGTCGCCTTCTGCTTCAATCCAGCATCGACATCGAGAACCTCGTTCGTCGTGACCTGGCTCAGCAGATTGCTATTGAGGTGGAGAACCAAGCCATCAACGGTACTGGCACTGGTTCCTATCCTCTCGGCTTCCTGAACGTCACCGGCATCAACACTGAGTCCGGTTACACCACGTTCGCTGATTATGTGAACGCTGAAGCTGCTCTCAGCACCGACAACGCCCTGCAGGGGACTCTCGGTTATCTGATGAACTCCGCTCTGCGCGGCACTCTGAAGACCACCGAGAAGGCTTCTGGCACCAACGGCATCTTCGTGTACGAAGGCGACGGCACCATCAACGGTTACCGCGCTTACGTGTCCAACTCCATGCCGAACAACACTGCGGTGTTCGCGAACTTCGCAGACATCATGATCGGCTTCTGGAGCGGTCTGGACATCATGGTTGACCCCTACACCGGTTCCGCCTCTGGCACCGTGCGTGTGGTCGCTATGCAGGACTACGACGTGGCCATCCGCCATCCTGAGTCCATCTGCAAGCTGTCCTGATAACGAGGAGCAGGTATGCGCATCCAAATGCTGAGATCGACGATTGTTGATCTGAAACAAGTCCACGAAGGCGATTTCGTCGAAACGGACAAAAAATCAGCCTTGTTGCTGATCGGCATTGGAAAGGCGATGCCTGCTCCTTTACCTCAGGAAGTTGTGATTGAGGCTGAAGAACAGCCTGAACCTGTTAAACCCGCTCCCAAACGGAGAAAGACCAATGATCCACAACCTCGGGTCTAAGACCACCCTGCTGGAGCTGCACAACAACGCTGTTGTTGCATCTACCGGCGCTGGCACCCCTGCTTATGTTGACCTGCAGGGCAGCAATGATTTTGAAGGCGATGTTGCTTTCATCATTGACGCTGCTGCTGCTGGTTCTGGCGTCACTCTGACCGCCAAACTTCAGCACTCTGATACCACCACTTCTGGTGACTTTGTTGACATCACTGGCGGTGGCTTCACTGCTGCTGCTGCCAACACTGCTTTCCAAGAGAAGATCTACCTGAACAGCAACGACCTCAAGCGTTATGTTCGCGTTCTCTTCACTGTGAGCGGTGGCACTGGCACTGGTGCTGTTTCTGTTGTTGGTCTGGCTTCTAAGAAGTACGGCAACTGATCCTGATGGCGCTTTCTGACACGCTGGCATTTCTCAACACCGACGAGTTTGGCGTTACCTGCCAAATTGGTGCTGGTGCAAGTTTTGTCGGCATCTTGGATTCGCCTGTGGATGTGATCGCGGGAGGTATGGCTTTGAGTCGGGAGTATTTGCTTACGGCGAAGACTTCTGATGTGAGTTCTGCCTCTCGCGGCACTTCTATTACTGTTGGTGGCGCGTCTTACACCGTGCGTGAAAATCGCGCAATTGACGACGGTCTTTTTTCTGAATTGTTGTTGAGCAAAGTCTGATGGCTCGCGTTTACGGTCTCAGCGGCGAGCTTGCCGACAACATCCACACGTTTGATACGTTGACTGCAGTTGGCAGCAGCAGTGCTATTGAAGTACAAGCCACGCTTTTCACGTTTCAGCACGTAATAACCGGCGGCAATATCGAATTTAAAGAGCAAGGAAGCTTGGACGGCACTAACTGGTACGACCTGTCTGATGCCAAGACAAAAGGCACCGGAACGTTCTGCGACCACTATGACGGCATCATGGCGAAATACATTCGCATCACTGTTGTGACGATTGGTGCCGGATATACCCTTAGCAGCAAGTTGGCTTGCACGTAATGGCTGACACCGTACGGGAAAAGATTCTTGCTCGTATCAAGAGCAATCTTGATGCCATCACGACGGCAACGATTTATCGCTCACGTGTTGAGCCTTTGGCACGTGGTGAGGTGCCAGCCATCATTGTTGAACCGGTCAACGACCAGCCTGTTGATACCAATTTCTACGACAAGCTGGATTGGACGATGAGGGTTCGCATCACAACGCTTGTGCGTGCTGCAGTGCCTGACGATGACTCTGATGCCTACACACAGCAGGTACATGCACGGTTGATGGCAGACCAGACGTGTAATGGCAATGCTCTTGACTTGACACCTGACCGCACTGACTTCAGCCTGTATGAAGCTGATGTACCTTTGGGTGTCATCAGTCAGGACTATTTGGTGCGTTATCGCACTAGCAGAACTGACCTAACTAGCAACTGACATCATGGCTAAAATCAGCATGGAAGTTCCCAATCCCGGCGCGGGCGGCAGTTACTTGTTTGACCCCAAAACTGGGAAACTTACACTGATTACAGAACCACCCGCTCCCACCGAAAATGGCACTGACTCGCAAGAAATTTCTGATTGCGAAGATTGAGTCTACCTACGGGACTGACCCCACTCCCGTTGGCGGCTCTAACGCAATCCAAGTTACCAACCTTGAGGTAACTCCGATTGAGTCTGACAACGTTCAGGCTGCTGCTTACCAAGGTTTTATTGGTAACAGCACTCGTGCGACCTTGGTTGCTAACAAGCGAGTGAGCGTCACTTTTGATGTTGAACTGGCTGGTTCCGGCACTGCTGGCACTGCTCCTGCCTTTGGTCCGCTTCTGAAGTCCTGTGGTCTGTCTGAGACCATTGTCAGCAGCACCAGCGTTACCTATGCCGGTGTGAGTAGCAGCTTTGACTCTGCAACCATCTATTGCTTCTACGACGGCACCCGTCACAAAATCACTGGCGCACGTGGCTCGGTGAGCTTCAACTTCACCGCTGGTCAGTTTGCTGTTGCCAGCTTCAACTTCATCGGGATTTACAACGCTCCTGATGACACCGCTCTGTCCGGGAACTTCACTGTTGCCAACCAAGCGGCTGCGATTGAGGTCAACGACACCAACATGACCACTGCCACCTTCCATGGTGTGACCAGTGCGCGTATTGAGTCGCTTGACTTGGCTCTGAACAACGAGCTGATTTACAAGGAGACCGCTTCCAACAAGGAAGTGCTGATCACCAACCGCGCACCCGGCGGTACTGCTGTGATTGAGGCTCCTGCTGTTGGCACCACTGACTACTTTGCAAAGGCTGTGGGCGTTACCACTGCTTCCAGCAGCCTTGTCCTTGGTGCAACCGCTGGCAACATCGTCACTCTGACTGCTGCCCAGACGGATATTACCGGAGTAACATACGGTGATACCAACGGCGTAGTTTCGTTGTCCATGCCGTATCTGGCTCTGCCCACCACGGCTGGTAACGACGAGCTGAGCCTTGCGTTCACCTGATTTTCAATGGCGTTTGTTCTCAAGAAGACTGCTTCCTACAAGTGGGAAGTAAAGGTTGAAGTCCCTGTCGACGGCAACCGCTTTGAAACTCAAGCGTTCGAAGCAGTCTTTAAAAAGATCAGCCGCTCTTCATTCAACGATCTCGTCGATAAGGGTGATGACGCTCTTGTCGGCGAGATTTTGCTTGGTTGGGAAGGCATTACCGATGATGCAGGTAAGGACGTGCCTTTTACCGAAAAGAACAAGCAACAGCTTTGCGATGACCCCTATGTGCTGCGTGCCTTGATTCAGGCTTACGCGGACAGCTTGACCGGAGCGGCAGCAAAAAACTAAAAGTCGCCGCTGAGTATTGGGCAAAGGGCGGCGTTGTTGACGAACGAGAGACAGACCTAAAGGCATTGGGTGCCAGTGAGGAGCAGATTGCCGCAGCAAGGCTTGAGGCTGCTCAGAAGGATTGTGAAGTGTGGGAAGAGAACTGGGACATCGTCTTGATGTTCATCCGTATGTCAACGCAATGGCATACGAGCATGGCTGGCTTGACGGGGTTGAACTACCCGAGTTTGGAATGGCTCTGTAAGCTGTATTCAGTCAAGGATCCTGTTGCCATCTTCGAAGGCGTACAGGTGATGGAAATGGCAGCCCTGAGCGTTCTGAACGCCAAAAGCAAATGAGCATCACATCCGAAATCCGGCTCCGCGTACGCAAGGAAGGTGATGTTGTAC